GATGACATTACAAATGCTACCTCTGCGATGACATTACAAATGCTACCTCTGCGATTACATTACAAATGCTACCTCTGCGATGACATTACAAATGCTACCTCTGCGATGACAATGACTAACATCCAAGAGTTAACCTCGACTAACATCCAAGAGTTAACCTCGACTAACATCCAAGAGTTAACCTCGACTAACATCCAAGAGTTAACCTCATCTAACACCACAAATGCTACCTCTGTTATGACAATACCAGCAGGCCACAACCCACTCCACACAACATACACACGCGCACGCGCATACGCGCCGCCGGCCTCGGAAGCCTTCCGCAAAGTCGGCAAGCTCGCCCACACATCGAGCACGTAAAATAAGTCTGACGCCAAAATGAGAAGTCTGGTGCCTCGAATACAACACGAGACACCAGACAAAATCAAAATCCAAAATTCGCGGACCAAAAATTTGGTCCCGAGATTCTACCGCAGCATCCTGTTAACCAGTCGCTGCACACTCAGGTACCTACCAGCCAGGATATACTTCCTCTCCTCTCCGTCTCCCATCTCACCATTAATCACAGCCTCCGCCAGGTTCTCGTCGTCAGATGTGAGCAGCTGGTTAACGCAGTCCTGCACGCCGTCATACCTGTCACCGAGTCGATCCCGCCTCTCGTCACCGTTGCCGTACTCGCCATCAATGACCTGCCTCGCGACATGCCAGTCGTTGTCATCCAATTCACGCGACGCGTCATCACCCGGCGCGACACCAGATTCACCGTAACCTGGGTCAGCGTACCTGTGCCACGCCTCGCGGTCACCATAGAAAACGTCAGCGTCAACGCTCATGCCTCCCATGTCCAGGCAGTCCGTGAACTGCCACGCGGCAAGCTCCCAGCCGCTGACGTTATACGGGCAACCTGGGTCATCGGGAAAGTCAGTCATCCTTCGCGGGTATCCCGCCACCCACAGGCCGCAGTTCTCGGCTACGAAGTCAGAATACACGTTCCTGAGGTTGTATGCGCTCGTGTACAGCCATGGCCACACTCCCGTGAGGTCATGGTATTCGTCCATGAAGTTCCTCACGAACTCTGCCGACTGGTTTGCCTCCAGGTCGAGAACCGGGATACCCTTCCTGTCGTATCCCCTCGTCTGCTCATGGAAGAACCTTGCCTCCGCGCGAGAGTCGTTCCGCCTCGCGAAGTGGTAGAATCCGAACGGTATGTCAAGACGGATGGCCTCCTGAACGAACCCGTCACAACTCTTGTCAACGAATCCTATACCCTCCGTCGCCTTCACCATGACGAACTCGGGCCTCGTATCCTCGAGGGAGAAGCCGCGCTTCCAGTTGCTGATGTCAATTCCGTTCATCATGACGCAAACTCCAATCTAGTTGTTCTGGAACACAGTTGTAACTAATATCTCGGGCGCGGAGTCGTTCATGCGCGTTAGCGTCGGCGTCAGCTTGTACGCGTTGTTGTACGTGACCGTAAGCGTGGAGTCATCGTTGAACCTGTAGTCCAGCGACACTATTATGGCGTTCGTGCCGTCGCTTATCAGTACGCAATTGTCAGTGTTCGATATCTTTGGCGTTATCGTCAGTACTCCCTTGTTGGCTGACACACCAGGTATCGAGACGCGGCATATCATGCGTCGCGCTACCCCGACTGTGAACGCAACTCCCTTCGTTAGCTTGTGGTCCGTCGTATATATGGTGGGAATGGCTGTCCTTGGTTGTGCCATCCGCTTGTACGTTATGTACGTTCCGTATACGTGGATATCGTCGCTGTCGTTTATGTCGCTGTCAGGTGCCTTGTTCAGATACATTACGGTCGAGTTCTCGTCAACGTACAGCGACGCGTACTTCGTGGGTTTGTCCGTGACCAGCAGCCTCGTGTCGTTCAGGACTCCGTTGCTCTGCTTGAAGTACGCGGAGCAGTTAGTCACGTCGTGAGGGTTGCCACGCACCTTGACGTAATGTGAGCCTGTCACGTTTGCCTGTGAGATATAGAACGTCGAGTTCGTCGCGTGCAGCGAAATGACGTTCGCTCTGTTCAGGTACAGGTTCACGTCGGACTTTAGTATGTATATGTACTCGCTTCGCGAGGAGTCCACTCCGTCCACCGTTATGTCGGTGACGTTGTTCTTGTTGGCGCGAGCGGCTATCAGCGCCTCCGCTATGTACGTGAACGGGAAGTACTTACCACCAGTCGGGTTGAACGTTCTCGCGTTCTGGTTCACGTGATACGTGTATGAGCTCTCGAACTCTGTACGTAGGTCCGTGTGCATCGACGTGATTCCGTCGTTGTTGGTCGAGGCCTGGAAGAACTGAATGGCGGTGTACGTCTTCGGGTAGTAGATTCCAGCCACAAGATACATCGTATCGTCGCTAACGAAGTTCAGGCACTCAATCTCACCGGTGAACGTGCTTCCCTGATACTCCCCGATGTTGTAGACCTTAGTCACCTTGCCGTCGGTCAGCGAGTAGCACGCCAGTAGCGTCTCGTTGCCATGAATCGTATAGAAGAGGCCGTTGTGCACGGATCCGCCGTTGCGATTGACGCGAGTCTTGTAGTTCATTGAGTGCTTCACGAATATCTCGCGCTCGAACTCGAAATCCTCGCTCAGCTCGTATATGTTCGTGTCGTTGCCTACCATGGCGTAGAACTTGTTGACAGCACCATCATAGCCAATTGCGAAGACCTGCCTGTCGTTCGGCAACCCCGTGATGTTCCGTCTCGTGATTGAGTTCGTGTCAACGTCATATATGATGACGTCGAACCTGTCTCCACCTGTGTCGAACGCAGGCAGGAACACCACCTTGCGCCCATACACGCACGCGCCGTTCATGTGGCCTGCGTTGCGCACCAGTATGGCGTCCTCGATACCTCCCGAGGTCATGCTTATCTTTATGACGTAGGCATTATTGACCTTTGCGTTTATGAGCGCGACGTAGTAGTAGCTGTCGAGGTAGCAGCCGGCCTGTATCGCCGTGTAGCCCTCCTGATAGTACGACGTGTCGTTGAGCACCGTACGACCTATCGGGTTCAACGCCAGGCGCTTGCCGTTCGAGCTTGCCATCCTGGCAATGGAGTCTGTGTTGGCCTGAATCCTGTCGGAGAACTTGCCTACCTCCTTGCGGTATGACTCTACCTGCGCGTTGTAGTTGCCAGTCGGTGCCCAATAGCGCGCGTCAGTTAGCTTTACGCCAATCGGCACGGACTGCTTGCTCGTGTAGGACGCGCCCTCATGCGTCACAATCGTCAGTGGCTCATATGTGCGCGTCGAGTTCCACTCGCTAGGCTCAGCAAAAACAGGTACGTACCTGGATCCGATGTATTGCGTCACTGCCATACAATTATCCTCTCGATATCAGTGACCATGATATGGACACGTTGTCTATCTTTCCGCTCGTCATATTGTCAACCCTCACAACTGCTTGCGTCGTGGACACCTGGGCAAGCGTGCATGCGAGCACGTTCGTCTGGCACACTACCGAACACACGAGTATCGGAACCGTCGCCTTCGGTGAGGCGTACGTTATCGTAATGTCTGCATGCGAGCTAGCCTCAACCGAGAATGAAGGCGTAAGTCCGTACTCAAGCAAAGGCAGGGAGTCAAGCTTGCCCAGCTGCGACAGTATCGTCGTGTCAAGCTTCGTGGGACCAACCGCGCCGTCTTTGATATCCTCGGTCTTGATCGGGAACCTTCCCTCGAGCGCGGTGTCATTGGCCTTCCTCTCCGTCACCTCATTAGCCAAGTCTGACGTCAATTTCGTGTCCGCCGACTCGCGAGCCGTCCTCTCGCCCGCAAGGTCTGTCGTTAGTCGCTCGCTGTCAGACTTGCGCGCGTTAACCTCATCGGTGAGGTCTGCGGTAAGCTTTCCCTCCGCAGCCTCAGCCCGTGCCTGTTCGGCCTCCACCTTGCCATTAAACTCGTTGATTCCAGCTATTCGCTCGCTCGTCTCCTGCTCAAGATACTTCGTTAGGTCGCCGTTGAGGTAGTCCACCACGGCTACCTCGCCCTCGCGCATGGGCTGTTCCTTTGATATCCTCTTCAACGTCATGCTAGGCATCATATGTTCCCTTCAGCGCGAGGTGCTGGCTTGTCCAGGTTGGTGTACAGTGTGTCGAACGTGGAGTCCGTCCTCCTGGCGTTCACCTCCAGGTCCGCAATCAGCTTGGAAAGCTCAGGCGACTGGGACAGGCTGTAGGAGTACGTGTTATCTATTGAGTTGCCCTCCGCGTCGAAACGAAGCACGAGGCGTCCGTAGTCCGTCCTGCCATATACGGTGCCCGTGTCGAACGTTATCTCCCTCCACGAGTCCGGTACGTACGCCACGAAATAACCGTCATCGTTTAGTCCGAAGTAAACTTGCTTGACCGCTGCGCTCATGAGTTCGCGCATGTGTGTCTGAATCCATTCGTATATCTGCTCAATGTAGTACTTGAGCAGTCCGCCGTCTTTGAGGCTTTGCAACTCGTGCTTTAGCTTTTCCACCTCCTCGTGAGTCACGTTTATGTTCCTGCCAAGCATGTTCGCGTAGTTTACCAGCTTGTCGATCTCATAGCAGATGTGCTTTATGCGCTGCTCAGCTGAGTACACATCCCAGTAGAACTGTGGAAGCGTTGGCGTGAACGCGGTGAAACCGCAATATGGAACAATCCTCAGGTCACACGGACTGCCACATACTCGTGAGTCCTCACATGACATCGTCCACATCCTTCCTCAGGTCGAACAGCTTGGTTCCACCGAACTCGGGATACACCTTACGCACGTTCTCAAGTACGGAGGTAAGTTCCATCACGATGATGTAAAGACACACAACCTCGGTTGACGGTATTGTTATGTTGGCGCCAGACACGTGGGACAGGCCGACACCGAGGATGTATGATATTGCGATTATCAGGAACATGAGAACCTTATGCCCCAGTCCCTCGCGCATTATCGAGCTGTCCACGTCGTGCCTTATTAGTGCACCGACGAAGCCCACCATCACGTCGGCAATCATCATCACACACGCAAGAAGTATTGCCCAGGTTTGTGAGTCCGTCAGCATCGGCCACTCAATCGCAGGTATCATCAAATCCTCCCTAGTACGCGTTAACATTCACAGTGAACAAACATGAGAACAGCGAGCTCATGTCATCAATGACCATCATGTCCACGTCGCTGTAGTCGCGGACCCTCTCGGCAGTCTCTATGAAGTCCGCCTGATGAATGCGTTGGAACTCCCTGTCGTTTCCGCTCGACGCGTAGTCACCGTTGTCACCGCTCAGCTGAGTCTGCGGGAAGTCGCTGAATATGACGCGTCCCTTGTACCACTCGGACACTCCGCCATAGAGTTCTGGCGTCTGCTCAAGAAGCTTGTAGAGCAGCACGTACTTTGGCATTATCTCCCTCATCTTTCGTATGAACTCGTGCTTCCACCTGCCAGGCGGCACCAGCGCTATCTCACGATACTTGTAATGGTCGAACAGCTTCCAGCGAAGCCTAGCGTCCTGCTTGTCGTCGAACTTTGGCCACTCCCAACCGGTGAAGCTCGAATCACAGAATTTGGCGTCGTAAAGCTCCACCAGCATTATCGAGACAACGGCGTGATAGTCCGGGTGAGTGCACTCAGCATCGTAGTCGAACGCACCTACCGGCCATGATATCACTTCCCCACCTCCTTTGCCTGCTTTATGTTATGTGTTATGTTCCAGTTGTCCGACTCGTTGTCATGTCTGAGAACAACCTCAATCGGCTTCTCAAGATATGCGCCGAATCGTGTGTTCAGCTCCTTTGCGGCACGACGCCTCTCGTTGAGCGAACTCATGAGCACGAGCGTAGATGGCTGCTTTTGTGCCTCAATTTCGTCTTCGGTCATGCGTTCCTGCTTTATCGTCGAGTTTCGTATTCCCAGCATCGTGTAGACGCTGTTCCATACGTTCCTCTCGTCAAGCGCCAGTTCCTCGCCGATGAACTTGACACCAGTTGACATGGCCTCGTACCTTATCGAGTCGATGTCATCCGTACCTATTATGGCAGGCTCGCCACCAGCAACCTGCTTGAACATGTTTATCATGTCCTGATATTTCTCCTGCGGTCCCTTCATTATGAACGGTATCTGTTGGTGCAACCTGTTTATGTTGCGAGTCATGCGAACATGAGTCAGCTCGCTTGCATACAGCATTATACCGGTCATTATGGGACGTCGAGTCTCGTTGTCGAAAATCACCACTCCCTGCTGTCTGTCACACGAGTAACGAGTCCCGTTCTGTCCTATCGCCAGCCAGCGGTTGGGTCTGTCGTACATGTTCGGCCTGCCCTGTGGCGCGCATTGGAGGGACAGGAACGTCCCGTGCATCTTGCTGGGGTACGCTATCGACGCGCAGCCCTGTAGCGCCAGCGTCATCTCCAGGTAGCGCTCGTCACACGTCGTTGGCAGGTTGAGCCAACGAAAGCGCGATATCGCCATCTTGAGCATCATGTCGATATAGAAGTGATACGCCATGTCGTTGGTCGTGGCCGACTGCCACTGCATGAGGTTTCCCCTCTTGTCGAGGTTCCATGCCGTCGGCGCACCTGCTCCATACATATACTGACTAGAACCGCAACGCCTCTTGCCGCCACGTCTGCTCATGACGTTCCCCCAATCGCGTTCACATCCTCTATTATAGCAGGCCTGACGGCTCTTGCCAACAGCCCCTCGTAAAGGCGTGTGGACTCCTCAAGCGCCTTGGCATGCAGCTCGACCATGGAGTTCATGGCGACTATGTTAGCTTGCTGTTGTGCCCTCGTTATCTCGTCTCGCCTGGCTAGGTCACACTTGAAGCCGATTATGGATCGAATCTCCTCGTCGCTCATGCCCTGGTATGTGGTTAGCGACAACAACTTGCCTATCGAGCGAGGCTGGGTGACCTCCGCTGGTGTGTCCTCAGTTGTCATACACGCTCACCTTCCCTATCTTGTCAGGGTCACGCCACACCGTGACTCCACTTATCAGTATGTCACCTATCGCGTCACCAACCGCGGAGCCAGCTACGTCCCTTACGTCAACCCACACGTCGGACGCCTTCCAATACGTGAAGTTTCGCATGAGGTTCAGGTCACTAACCTTCCACACCTGGTTGAGCGCGTACCCGTATCGCGCGAACTGCGATGCCGTCTGCGCTATCGCAGAGTCGCTCTGAGTGCGAAGCCTGAACTGCACGCCAGCGATGCCGTGGTACCACATCGACGCGTCACCGCTCGCCTCCGTCAGCTGCACAGGTGACTTCCTGCGTGCGTCGAGTTGAGCTGTCATTGCCGCGCTCCTGGTGTTCTCCAGTCGCTCCTTGGCATTTATCACGCCAATCTCACGTGTTCGCGCCGTGTTGGCGTTGCTCGTCACGTGCACGTCCCTGGCGTTGGCTATCGCAGTGTCACGAGTCCTGTTAGCGTTGGTGTCGGCAGTCTCGCGCGTCCTCATCGCGTTCTGGGATACCGTCGTGTGCGTCCTGTCCGCGTTGCCGACCGATGTGTCACGCTCACGACCGGCATTTGCGACTGATGTGTCGTGCATCCTGTTGGCGTTCGATATCGCGGTGTCCATGGCTCGCTTGGCATTGCCGGATTGCGTCTTCCTCACGTTCTCTGAGTTAGTGTTCGCGGTGAGCCTGTTTGCGTCGGCCTGCTTGCTCAGCGTCGTGTTGTTTATGTCGCACTGAGACACGTTGTTCTCGTTAATGGACTTCGTGATTGTGATGTTATACGAGTTATCGCTATTCATGACATGGAGGTTCTTTGCCACGGTTGCGTTCGTCACGGCAGCGTTAGCCTGAGTTATTATCGTGGCGTTGGCCATCGAGGTACTAGCCTCTATACCTCCGGTAACAGCGCCTACGATGGTTCCCGCCGCCGCCCCTATGCCGCCTACCACAGGGTCACCGGCTCCCATCATGGCACCTGACATCGCTCCCCTCATGGCGGACGTCGTTACGGTCGATACCGCGTTGTTCTCGGTGGTTGCCACTGACGTCTGGTTATTTATGTCGGTCGTGGTGACCATGAGCGAGTTGCTCCAGTCAATCTGCGCGCTTGCCTTGTTGTTACCATATGTCGTAACCAGCATCGAGTTGGAGTTCGCGGTCCTCATGCACTGCGCGTTTCCGGCAACTGTGAGATTTACGTTCTGGTACGCGCACTCGACGGAGTTGTCCGCGTTCGTCTTCATGGTGGCAGTCGAGTTCTGCGCGTTGGTGTTCGTCGTTGCTGCTCCGTCCGCCGCGTTGTCGCGGTTCGTGCCCGCCATGGCCTGCGCGTTCGTGTTGTACGTGTCGGCGCTGTTGACCGCGTTCGAGTTCGCGGTGTTGGCGCTGTCCTGCGCGTTCCTGTTTGACGTGTCATTGTCAGCGATCGAGTTGGCGTTGACCGAGTTCGCCTGCCTGACGGAGTTTCCTTGTGCGGTGTCGGCGCTCGCCCTGTCGTTCGTGTATCCTAGGTTAGCCGTGCGGACCGTCGTGTGATAGTCCACGAGCGCCTTCCTGCGGGCCTGGTATATGGATGTTCCGTACGAGTCCAGGAACCACGCCGTCTCGGCATCCATGTAGAGCGCGAACGTCGGTATGTCGTACTCGAACGTCAATTTGCCCCAGTCACCGTTCGTCACGTAGCGGTCCCACTCGTCGTTGTTGAGTGACTTCCACTTGTAGCTCTGTGAACCAAGTCCGCCTATGCCAGTCAGGAATACGCGAAAGTCAAGCACCGGAAACGCCACGGATGTGAGCATGCGCATTCCGATTACGCCAGTGTCCTCTATCCTAACCTCTGCCATCTTCCCGTCGTTGTCTGACACCTCTATGCGCGAGTATGGGTAGGTATAGAGCTTCGCGAACCTGCGCTCGTGCTCACCGAAGTGGAACATGTCACTCGTTAGCCTGTACTCGTCAAGCTTTCGCTCGACGCCCGTGCATCGCCACAACTTGTGACCTAGCATACTCAGCTCGATACCCAATGTAAGCATCGATTCATCGACTACGAATATCGCCTTTATTGTGCGCAGGAACGCAGGCGACCTCTTGCGCACGTCAGCCAGGAACTCGTTGTCGCTCGCTGGTATCGCGTATACGTCCAGGCCAGTCGGTATTCTCGGGCCTGCCCTGTTTCCCATTGCCACAGGTGCAGTCAACTTGCCATAGTCGCTTCCGTTGCCGTACCCATATCCATTGACCCGCAACTGATAGCCGAACCAGTCCCCTGTGTCCTCGTACGTTGGGGCGCCCCATGTCATGCCCTCCACGACGGTTCCCATAGAGTTGTTCTTAATCTGCCAGTATCCGCACGTCGAGGCTATGCACACGTACTTCGCGCCAGTTCCGAACGGAACGAACCTCGATGACCTCGTTATATCCCTGTCATCATATGTCACGTCAGGCGCGAGCAGGTAGCGATTGTTTGCTATCGGGTTCTTTAGGTACGTGTCAACGTCAGTCACGCTGACTGGCGCGTGACCTCGCTCAAGCATCATGTACTCGATTGAGGTAGTCCCTATGAACTGAGTCCAGACGTCAAGCTCGACGTGGACTATCGTAGTGTTCGGAGCTGAGTACGTCACATCGTCAACGAAGAGGTACCACCTGCGCACGCCTCCCGCTACCTCATGCTGAATCATCTCGTCACTCGACGTGGCTATCGGTATGTCAACGTACATGTAGTTGTACATGACCGCCACGTCATATGGAACTGGTAGCTTCACCGTCCCGTCTGGCACCACGCGGGCGTTACTCTTGAGCGTAAGCGTGTGTGTACCTGTTATATTGTCGAACCACGAGTCACGCGCCTTGTCATCCTCGAACCTCACGACGTTGGCGTAGTCGTTGTCCCACAGGACGTTCACGAGATGTACCCTCGTGTCAGGCACCCATCTCGTGTAGTCGAACGTGTTCTTGAGCGCATACGGAGAGGCCGTCTCCATATGTGGGAACTTGGTGTCATCCAGTCTTGAGAAGTCCATGTCACCTCCCTATGATAACGGGAGGCGCGAGCGTGGTAGATACACCCGCGCCTCCCTGCCAGTTTGATGGTCGTTCCTAAGACTTCGTTACGGTGGCCTTCACCGTGTCGGTGTACTCCGTCGTGTCACCTGACGGGTTGACGTAGGTGGACGTGACCTTAACGGTTATCACGTCGCCATACTCCAGACTACGCGACACGTGCAACACGCCATACTCGTCAACGCGAGTTGCCGGAGAGTTGACGGCTGTCGTGTTGCCTCCCGCCGTGCGCGTCACGGAGACGTCATACGTGGCGGCGTCTGGCGCCACCGCGATTCCGTCAACATTCGCAGGCGTGAGCGTTCCCGTGAGCTTTGTCGTGATTCCCACCTTGTCTCCCTTGTCGGGAGTCGCGTTCTCTATGGTGGCCTTCATGGCAGTGACCACCTGCTTCACCGTGACGATGCTGGTACCGGCAGCTGTGGTGTAGAGGATTGCGGGCACGAACGGTGACACGCTGTATACGCCCCAATGGTGCAAGTAGTAGTTCGTTCCAAGCGTCTTCGGGTTGTACTGAGACGTCGTGGTGTACACCGTGTCCTTGCACATGAAGAAGTCCTCGGTCGTGAGGAGCGCAACGGCGTCCGGGATGGGAAACTCGTCAACAGTGATCTGGCGGTAGCTCAGGCTCGCCTTGTCGAGTTGGAACACGCCGGCAAGTGTGTCCACGTCCACTGACGCCTCCACCTCGGGTGTGGTTAACAGCACGAGCTCACTTGGGTTCACGAACACGGGAATGTCGGTGAGCTTCCCCGCGTTGTACAGCGTGTTTGGAAACTTGAGCTTCTTCGCGTACATTCTGACGGCCTTCAGAAACTCCTTGCCAGTCTTCTCGTCTGACGGCGCGCCCGTCAGGTGATGTTTGAAGAAACCCCAGTTATGCTCGTAATGTGCGATGAGTTGCAGCATTATCTTGTACTCATCGTTCTCGTCGGCGTTTATCGGCGACTGTAACAATGCCGACACCAGGCGATTCAGCCCGTAGTCGTTGGTGAACGCCGTGCGAAGCTCAACGTCGTTTATCGTGATATCGTAGTGGTCACGCCTGTTCTGGGAATGGTACCACGTCGCGACCTCGGGACGCGCCATCTTGAACACGTCCTCAGCGTCATCCACGTACGAGTGTGCGCGAATCCACTTGGGCACTATCTCCTGAATCGTGTCGCCGTACATCAGCTTGCTACCTTTGAAGACGCGAAGCGGGTTCTTATATGACTTCTGCTTCACCTCTGTGTATCCGATTCGCATTATGAGCGAGTCTATGAACTGGTTCCAGTAGTTGCCGTTCATCGGGTCGAACAAGGACCTCATGGTGGAGTCTATGCTGGTTTGCGTCGGCTTCGGGATTCGCTGCTGGTAGTCGTTCGTCCCGTTCAGCCATATCTTATTCAGAATGGTGGCATTGTCAGTTGCCATGTATGGTTACCTTCCTTAACTTAGTCCGTTATGCGTAGGTCGAGTGTGTCGAATGACGGGTCGTTGAATGCCTTCACACCGTCATCGTCCGATGGGTCCGTCTCGTTGATGTCAATGACTGCACCAGACTGTAGCAGAACTGACTGCGCGTCAGTGACCTTCTGCAACGAGCCAGTCAGGCGCTGAATCATGTCCTCGATACCATCCAGTCGCGAGTTTATCGACTTGGTGTCTAGCGTTGGTTCCGTTACCGAGCTGTCACCTCCCGCGTCATTATGTGTATTAGTTCCACTAACGTCTTCATTTCCACCGGTAGGTTCCGTCGCGCCCTTCTCGTTATCCTCGTTGTCACCCATAGTCATGTCTCCCTTCCTCGACGCGTCTAAAAGAAATGTGGCCATGGCAACCGCTATACGGTGCCATGACCACATTATACGTCAGACGAACGTTCCGCGCAATCGGTTGAAAGCGATGACAGGTCTACCCACGCGTGCGCGAAACCCAATTCGTGTCATTCGCACTGCGCGTACTCACGTCATACGCGGCGCCACCCGACTGTCTATATGATAACACTACTTCCTTTGGTATGCAAAGTGCCTCAGGTACCAATTTGCCTTCTCAAGATCTTCGTCTCCGCCCTTGTCGTTCGACCTCCATATGTACTTTATCACGTTGCCCTTCACGAAGCCCATCCATTCGGCCTCAGTCAGCGCTAAGCGTATGACGTCTATGCACTCTACCCCACCATGCATGTAATGCTCCGGACTCTCCACGTTCCTGTTCACGTCAGACATTGCCAATCACACTCCCTGTCCACTCCCTGATGAACTCGTCTTTCCATTCGTCGTATATCGGCTGCTCCTCTATCCATGCCCTGTCGATACCGCTCCAGTGGTATCCTAGCGAGTCGGCCTCACCATAACCAGTCATTAGCAGGTATTTCATAGCCGCCTCAGGCTCGCTGAAGCACGCGAGCGGTATGCCAAGCCTGTTCCTGTCGTACTCCCTGCAATCGTCATGCATCACGATGTATGCGTAACCCACTATCATGTCGCCAAATTCCTCCCTATCGTATCCCGAACAATCTCAACACCTCGCCGAACGCCATCATTATGTTCTCGCTCTGGTACCTCAGCAGCGAATACGTGTACATGTCCCTAACATAACCCATCGTCACACCTAGGTTCGTGGCGGCGACGTAGTTTATAGTCATGTCATCACGCGTCAGCGAGTACACCGGTTTTCCAGTGTTGTTAGGTATGCTGTCCGTGACGTAGTAGTATCCCTCCCTCTGGTCGTACCATATGCCGAACCTCTCGCCGACGTAGACTATTCCAAAGGAGAACTTCGCGTTCTTTGTCTTTGGACTCACGAACGACGTGTCCGCGTGAAAAAACAAGTTCCTGCTAGCCACCATACCGGCCTCGGTGTTTGCCATCATCCTGCCTGCCACAGTTCCACGCGCCTTCTCGACTGCGTATGAGCCTGGGTCCACGTAGTGCAGAAGGAACGTCTTGTTGGCGTACCACCTGTAGCCGTACCTCAAGTCAGCGGTGACGTGATAAGCAGCGAAGTACGGATTCGCCAGGTCACACGCGTTACCTAGCAGATAGACTCGCGGTCGTATGCCATCAGTGTCGGCACGCTCGCGCGACACGGTGTCAACGAGCTTCGCCAGAGTCCCGTACTCACCTGGCAGGTACTTGTGGTACCTGTCGGCACGCTCCAATATGGCCTCGTCGAATATCATCCTGCGAACGCCGTTGAACGTCACCATCTTCTTTATCTGGCCGTCACTGAGTGCCACGAAGTAACCAGCCTTCCTCCATATCGGCTTCTTGCCCTCACTCTCAGGCTTCTTCGCTATCCAAGCGTATCTTGAATCTGTCTTGAATACGTATCCGTCGAACTCGCTCATCGTCGCAAGCCTGTCATAATAACCGTCAGATACTACACTCAGTGAGTTCTTGAATCGTACGACCTCACAAAAACGTGAGCCGTCACGAATGAAGTCGCGTATACACTGCATTCTTAGTCCGAACGTCTTGCCTATCCCACGAGCACCTATCACCATGGTGACGTCGGCATCATACGACAGCGTTCTCTCCCAACCGTAGTATCTTGGCTTGGTTTTCATAGCACGGTAATAGTCCTGATCGAGAAGAAGCCCCTGAAATAATACGAGTACCTACACCTCGACTTGTCACCATAGAATATCCTGTCATTGATACACTTCCAGTCATAAGCGTCAAGCGTACGAGCTATGCCATTATCGTCTAGTTTTCTGCATTGCGTGTTGTCCAAGCACCAATCGGCCGCCTCCTCGAACGTGGGAAAGACCTCGTAATCACATACGTCGTTGAACTTCTCCGTCCTTATCTCACCTACGTACAGCCTTATCCCATGACCGTTCTCGTCACCTGGCTTGAACCGACTCAGCTCGTATTTTCTCGCCTCGTCTCGTGACAACCTCTTGATTACGATATCATCGTCGTTCATCAACAGCCCGTTCCAATCAAAGTAATTGCTCATATCTCAATCCTCCTTACTGCGAAGTATCCCCACAGAAAGAAATCCATCTTGCACCTGTCATCCGAATAGAAGTCAACGTTACGATACCTGTTCTTGTCGTACGCGTACAAGGACCTAGGTTTGCCGTCGGGTGCCCTGGTCCTGAAGTTGGCGTTATCCATGCACCAATCCAGCGCGTCCTTGCGCGTCTCGAACAGCTTATACTTTATTATGTGACTCTCGTGCATGCTCAATATCTCACCTGCGTACAGTGTCATGCCTCGACCTCCATTATCTCATGTATGTCCCCGTCATCTGAGTCAACCGTGACGGTTATGCTCCCGCCGTCATAACGTATGTACCTGTAGGCGTCAGCCATACTCCTACCATACGAGTCGTACAGGTACGCCACGCTTGACCCGTTCGTGGCCTTGTCCGTGTCACCCAGCAGCCTGCCAGTCTCATACAGCGCCTTTGATTGGTGCGCCGTGACGTGACGCGTCGCGCCAGTGTAGTCCGTCACGTCTGAGTCGTACATGTCTGTAGCCCGTGGTTGGAAGCCCTCCAGCGTGTGCGAAATCGAGTTCGTGACGTATGTGTTATAGCCTAGCGTGTTCTTCAGTACGTATTCTATCGGATACTTCTTCGCGAGCAAGTCTATCACCTTCTCTATGTTCATCTTGTCCACGGGACGCGGGAGTCCTGCCGCCGTCACGTGCGCCTTGCCGTCCCAACTCACGCGACACTTGTTCCACAGCTCCACGTGGTGCGTATAGTGGTGTCCCCGATTCTCTATGTCGAAACCTCCTATCCCGCGCAGCGAGGAAGCCCTGTCAGGGTACGTCGCTCGTACTCGCCTCATCGTCCTCCTTATGGCCTCCTCGCTTGCGTCAGCTATCGGTCGCAACGCATCGTCCAACATGTCATCGCTCACCGAGTCATCGCAGCTCACCTTCATTGAGTCCGTGTCACCTCCCAATATCCGTACCCTGTCACCTAGCGCGTTCGCCAACAGCTCCATTGAGATTACCATGTGCATTCGCGAGCCGCCGACTATGCGAAGCCCGTACGTGTACAGGACGCGTAACGTGGTCTGCTGTTCTGTCTTATCCACGTAGTTCTCGGGTGTCGTCCTCGTCGCGTCATCCACGACTAGCTCACCATTAACGCACGTGTACGACGGTTTCAACGTGTCCTGAGCCTGCGTGCCGTATATTCCGTTGAACATGCCCTTCACGGTTCCAGTGTACCAGCTCTCCAGGAACGACTCGTCGCACGTTCCATCTCGTAACGCGTCCGCTATGCCGTCTGGCACGCCACTGAGATTGTACGGGTAAGGCGTTCCCTGCCTGTAGTGCTTGCAGATGAACTTTGCCCTGCTCTTCATTTCGAACAGCTCGTTGCTCTGTAGCGTCACGAAGTCTGGTGGTATGCGAAACTTACCAGTCACCTCGCCACAGAGTGGCTCCATATTGTCCCACTCGTATACGCGACTGACGCACCAAAGCTCAAGTTCCGATAGGTTCAGGACACATGACTTGGCATTGTACATCTTACCGAACGCCACTGTGCCGTCCTCCATGTAGTCGTGCCAGTTGTGACTCCGTACCTCGTTTTCCTGGTCTATCGCCCGTGGGTCAAGTCCGACGTCATTGCCAGGCTTCTTCTCGTGCTTGAACTTGCTCGTACTTAGCAGGCCTATTCCCATGCGCTGGAACACGGTTCCCCTGCGAAGTCGCATGTTGGTGAACCTTATTCGTGCGTGAATCGCGTTCTCGAACGGTCTTTCGTAATGTTCTAGCACGTGCTGCAATGAGGTCCCTATTATACGGTCACATATCATCTTGAGTTCTATCTCGTTGGCTATCGAGAAGTCCTCTGGCAGCAGCCTGCCGTTGATGAACGTGTGGTGCATGCTGGTGACGTCAAGTGACACGACGTTGTGAACCACCTCGCCTGCCGTCACCGCTGACGTAAACGTGAAGCCGCCTCGAAAGCATGCCTTGCGTAGCGCGTAGGTGCCATAGTCATCAGGACGCTGACGTATGCAACGCGTTATGAACGCCTTGTCAAGCGACAACCTCTTGCCGTCGCTCTTGCCAACGAATATGGTACCAATCTCGCGACGCGCCATCTGGCGCACTATAGAGGTCTTCGTTATCACGCGGTTACCCAAATCATCCTGTTTCAACCACTCGTTTGCCCTGAGCAGGTATCGCAGGTACATAGGTATCACCTGAGTGTCCCTGCCCGCATAGAAGAGCTCATCGTCAGTCAGTGGCGTCTCTGGCGTCCTGATTAACGAGTAATCCCAGTCGCCTACTGCCTTTGGCAGGCCTGCGGTCCTTCCCATTGCCGCCAGTCCTCGCATCTCAAGATTATACGTATCCCAAAATCTCAGGAGCATGTTGTCCGTGTCCTGCTCGTACAGGTCTAATGTGTATACGTTGGTGCTCGACTGTGCGTTCACGCGAATGTCATACGTGAGGTTCAGCAGCTCCATGAGCGGTTGCAGGTCGAACATGAGGTTATACGCGCAGATTATGGGAATTCGATTGTCCATTTGGCCAATCTGGATGTACTCCGCTATGCGTCCCATCATATCTTTCTCGTGGCGATAGAAGCGTATGTCATCATCTCCTGGCTCATAATTCTTGAGATTCACGTTCAGTAGGCAGTTGTCTATGAACAGGATTGGGAACGCTCGTGCGGTTGTCTTTCCGTTAGCGTGAGTCACAATGTTTGTAGTCTCCGTATCGTAGGAGCACACAATCTCGAACTTACGCCGCTTCATGAGTGCATCTCTACATAGGTGCTTCAACAGGGATATAATTAACCTGCGCGCCCTTACGTGAATTTGGTGAAATGGTGTATTCGTCCTCATTGTCGCTCAACACCTCGTATGCCCAACGTCTCTGCTCATTCGTATACATTGACGGCGATTGTATTATCTCTCGCGCACGCTCAAGCTCCTGCACCTTGCCATCGTTCACTATCCTGTCGAAAAGGTCTGCCAGGTTGCGCTCCCCGTAGGCCTCAAGAATGGCCTCGTTTCGCTTGTTCGTGGGCACGTCATCTCGGTTCCACGCGCTCATCGTCTCCTTGTAGAAGAGTTGCACCTCGCGCTTGGTGTACATGCCTCCGTGCCCCGCACGCCGTATCTCAATCTCAGTGGCCTTGTTCTTCATTCTGTTAGATTGGACATAGCTGTCGCTTGCCTTGTTGACTGAGCGCAGGTAATTCATTGCGTGCTCAGACTCAAGCTTCGTGCGTTGTATCTTCTTGCCAGTTTCCTTGGAATACGTGCGCGTCGCGTCTATCGCGTTCTGTAGGTTCGAGATACGACGCTCGAGTAACTTGCGCGCTCCCTCCGATTTGGTCTTCGCAAGAGATTTTTGCATCGAGTTTATGCGTCTCTGTGCCTTGCGCCGCTCGTTGCGCAGGTCGTTGTAGCGTCGTGTGTTCTTGCGTGGAGTTCTCTTTGTTGTCTTTGTCTTTGTCTGTGTCTTCTTGTTTATCCTGCTGTTCTTGGATTTGGTCATTTGGTGTCACCTCCAATCGGTCGATATGAAAGCGGAGCGGTTGTGATGGTATCTTATCCGCTCCGCCTGTTTGGTTCCTTGTGTTGTGTTACGCTGGTACGATTGTCTTCAACGTGTTGCCGTTGTTCAGAGTCTGAGCAATGCACTTGACCTTTACAGGCTCGCCATTGCGCATACCCTCACCCCAGAGTGCGACAATTACCTTAAGTGAGCGCGTGACGCCATCGGACTGCGAAAATAGCACGGTACCATCGGCAAGTGCCATGTAGTTGTTCGTGCATGGTGTGTTGCTCACCGCTCGCGTGCCAGGAGTCGTGATGACTCCTGCAAGCTCAAGCGGTTTGTCCATTTCGTTCTTGAGTGGTGAGCTACCGTTGAGCGCCTTCGCGATTGCTAGCTTGCCTCCCTCAGTCGTTGCATCAAGCGTGCAAATGTATCCGCTTGGAATATTGAACGCCATATTATCGTCGTTGTTTGCTACCTGAATCTCGTTGTTCTCTGGCATGGTTTAATTTCCCTTCTCAGTGACTGTTACTTTATCCGCATTCTTTACGAACGTTTCGATTGGCATTGAGTAGTAACGTATGTCCGTGTTTATTTTTTGCACGAGTAGACGCTTTACTTTCAGCTTCTTCTTGCATGCATTGGTTGCTCGTGTCTCGTTGGAGTAGTCGCCTGCAAGGACAACAGTCTTTTTCTCGGTGTTGTTGTCCTTGTTCACGATGATACACTCACACGTCGTTCTCACGACGTTCCTACCAATGCGAGTTGACATTCCCATATTTGACTTTTCACCTCACTTATGCTATAGTCTTTATTTGAGTTTACTTGTATACAGCGCTGTCTGGTTTGTCCTCCTCTCTCGTGCGCTGTTATGTAATATAGCACAATGGAAACGTAGATTATTCGAGAAATATTTATTTGTGTTGTATCTGTGTTGCTAAAATTTCCGTGTTGCTCAGGAGCAAAAGGGGTGAAATCGCGTTTACAATCCAC